CTATAACATGCGCCCCGCTTGTCGAGCACAGCCTGCTGCTGGGTAAGACGGCTTTTGAAGAGGTTGTTCAATTGCCGGAGCTTGAAGTCTGCGCTCTGAATGGAATGCAGCTAAAAGCGCCCGTAGCTCAGTTGGATAGAGCATCCGCCTTCTAAGCGGATGGTCGCAGGTTCGAATCCTGCCGGGTGCGCCATTCATTTGGTCTCTGGCACAAGCAATGCAATATGGTGGGCGTAGCTCAGTTGGTAGAGCACAGGATTGTGGCTCCTGCGGTCGTGGGTTCGAGCCCCATCGTCCACCCCATATTCCGAAGCGCCAGGCACTGCCTGGCGTTTTCGTTTGAAGCGTTTGCGGACGTGGTGAAATTGGTAGACACACCAGATTTAGGTTCTGGCGCCGCAAGGTGTGAGAGTTCGAGTCTCTCCGTCCGCACCATGTAACACGCTGAAAGCCCCGGAATCCGGGGCTTTCGCGTTTCTGGGGCAAGCTGAAAGAGCGCGAGTTTGATCCCAGCGTGTTCCCATGAATAAGCGAGTGAGCGCTGGAAAACCCACCCATACGCGGGATGGCCGCGATTTTGGTTGACCCATCGAAAACGGGTAATTTAGGTAATCCGGATTCTGAAATGCCAGAAAGCCTTTCAAAATCAAGGCGTTGAGGTGTTTTGTTAAAGGTAATAATAGGGTGATAAATTGGTAATCGAATTACCTAAATTAGTGGTCAGCTGTCAGAAAACCCGAACCCTTTAAAATCAAGCACTTACAAAAAAATTACCTTTTGCCTTACCTAAAATCACCTTTCGAGGTAATCGCTCAGGCCCAGTAAATACGCGGCCTCCAGCCGTGAAAATCTTCCCCCTTACCAAAATTACCCATTTCAGAAATCGGTTTTGATTTCTCAGGCCGTATGCGCGCGCCTGTTAAGCGCTCCCGCGCAGGGTTCCGCAGGTATTTCTCGCCTCATGATCGCCTCGCCAGCGCAGGCGCCGGGCCGCCTAGCGCCATGTGCAGGGCTGCAGTGAAAGCGACCTACTTAGCCCGCAGGTGAGGTGGGGGGACAACGGCGCGCGCCGGGTGCTGATCGCCGCTGCCGGGCGGCCACAACTGGCAGGCACAAAAAAGCCGCCTCAAGGGCGGCTGTGTTGTTGCAGGCTGGCGGCTAGGCTTTGGGCGGAAGTTCGAACGGCCGGAACCTGATCACCTCATCCCCCAGCCACTCATTCAACTGCTGCAGCCTTGCCTGGATCGGTTCCAGTTCGTTGACCGCCCACACCTCGGCGGCCTCGCGGAGTGAGCCGAAGCCGCCGGCGTTCTGCGGCACGATGCCCATCAGCTGGGGCGGGATGCGGAGCGCGGCCAGCAGGTCGTCGCGGCTGATGTTCTTGATCGAACCGAACTCATCCTTGGCCGCCACCTCGCTCACTGGCAGCAGCTGGATGCCGTCCTTCTTGCCGCCCGGCGCGTACATGAACAGGTTGCGGAAGTTGCCCGGCCCCTTGGCTGATTTCAATGCGGTGCGCAGCGCGTCGACGTCCTCTTCCTTCTGCGCCGCATCGGTCATGTACATGATGAAGCCAGCGTGCGACCCGTTCTGGTAGTAGCGGCGGCGGAAGAGGGTGGCCGACTCGTTCAGCAGCGCCGACTGCAGCGCAGACAACCACTCCGGCAACCCATACACCTCCTGGTTGATATCCGCCTCGCGCAGGTGGCAGATCGTGCCTGGCGCGAATTCGTGCTCGTCCTTCCAGCCGCGCACCTGGTAGTAGGTTTCCAGATCCGCGCCCCGGCGCATGTACTTGGCCAGCGTCGGTTGCAGGCTCAGCGGCTGGCCGAGCATGTTCCGCCGCCGCTCCAGGTAGGCATTGCCGCACCACAACCAGTCCAGGGCGAACTGGCCGAACGCCTGCCGGCTCAACAGCTTGTGCGGAATGAAGGTCCGTTCGAGCATGTTGCGCTTGAAGTTGAGGCCTGACTGTAGGAACACGCTCGCCCTGGTCGACTTCGCCAGCCCCTCCAGCGACAGCGGCGGTTCGTACCAGCGCCCATTCAGCCAGCATTCGAGGTAGTCCAGGATCTCGCGGCCATCGAGCACCGGCGTCGGGTCGCCGAAGGTAAAGGCCTCGATGCCCTGTGCAGGCGCGGCAGCAGTGTCGGTGGTCATCAGTACATCTCCATAAAGCTGGTGTTCTGGGCGGTCATGCCCTCAAGCGGTTCGTTGTGCAGGGCATGAAACAGCGCCCACGCGAGATCCGCGTGGCCGGTTTCGTCGGTGCGCCCGGCGGTGTAGGTCATCTGCCGGCCGCTGGCTGTGGTGGTTTTGCGGATGGCCATCAGCGAGCTAGCGAGGTCGGTCCAGCCGGCATCGAATTCCAGCCGGCCCTTGTGGATCACGTCATAGGCCTTCAGCACCAGGCGAGTCTTCACCTCCGGCGAGTAGCTGAACGTGGTCAGACCGGGGAAGAACGACTTCACCAGCTGCGCCACGCCCGAGCCCATGCCCGTCATATCGATGCCGATATAGGTCACCCAATAGCGCTGCGTCACCCGGCGGATCGCCTCGGCCTGGGCGGCGAAGTCCATCCCGCGGAACTGGTGCCGCTCCAGCACCCGGAACTTGCCGCCCGGTACCAGCGGCGGTGCGACCACCACCAGGCCGGCGCTGTCGCCGGTTTCGGCGGGGTCATAACCCACCCACACCTGGCGATCGCCGAAGGGGCGGTCGGCGAACGGCTTATAGTCCTCATCCCACTCGATCCAGCTGTCAACCATGCAGGGTTGCAGCACGGCCAATGGGAAGACCGAGGCGCCATCATCGACAAACTCGCACATCAGCAGGTTGGCGAACTGCTCGGCGTTGTACTCGAAGCGCAGCTCCTCCAGGTCGAACCGGTCGCACCCGCGCCGCTCGGCATCGAGAATGGTCACGATCTGTCGCCAGATCTTGTCTTCCTGGCACAGCTTGCCGGGGGCCAGCGCATCGTGACTAAGGTCGATCTTGATGTGCTGCGCCGCTGGTTTGCCCTTGTTCAGCCGCTCGCCCGTCCACCACTTGTAGGCCGGATGGCCCATGCTGGATGGGGTGCTGAAATAGGTTTTGCGCCAGTGCTTGTGCAGCGCCATGCCCGACGCCACCTTGTTCAGCTCGTCGAAACCATGCACCCAGAAGAATTCGTCGAAGTAGAAGTTGCCGGAGCGGCCCTGCGCGGTGCGGAAGTTGGTGCCCAGGAAGTGCAGCTCTGCGCCGTTCCACAGCACGATGGGGTCACCCGTCAGCTGCGTGCCCAGCACATCGCGCACGAAGTCCTGCATGTAGTTCTTGAACTGATGCGCCTGCGCCTTGCTCGCCGAAAGGAAGATCTGATTGCGACCGGTGAGGATCGCGTCTATCAGCGCCTCCCGCGCAAAGTAGAACGTGGCGCCGATCTGGCGGCTCTTGAGCAGCATGCGCGTGCGCATGTTCATCGCCCGGTACCAGTCGAGCTGGTAGTCGAAGCACCCGTCGCGGAAGGCCTCTTCGAGCTTCTCGATATCCTCCTCGCTGAACTCGTTTCGCTTCGGCGCCGCCTTCGGCCCGGCGTTTCGCTTGTCCAGGTTGGGGTTGAGCTCCGACTCTTTGCCGCCGCTCTGGAAGCGCTGGATCCGCGCCTGCCGCTCCAGCTGGCGGTGCAGTAGATCGATTTCCTTGAAGTCGCCGCCGCTCTTGCCGTCCTTCAGGATCAGCTGCACCAGCCGCGCCTCCAGCGCACCGCCGATGCGCTCGACGTTGTCCGCGCGGTCCCACTCGTCGCGGCTTTTCCACGAGTGGAGGGTCTTTTCCTTCTCGCCCAGGTAGTCGGCGATGTCCGTGATGCGCCAGCCCGTCCAGTACAAAAACTTAGCCTGGCGGCGGTTATCACGTTGGGCGGGGAGTTCGGTGGCTGCGTTCATGGCGCAGATGGTGTCGCCCGCGCGCGTAGCCTGTTAGCGCGGCACCCTGTACCTGGCTTGCATACACGGCTGGCTGATTGCCCCTATAGCGCTCGCTGCCGACCATGCCCTCAACGCAATGGCCCCGCCACCGCATTGAGGACAAGCCCCCATGAAGAAATTCCGCTCCAAGTGGTTCCGAGTCGCCATCGAAGGCGCTACCACGGACGGCCGCACCATCGAACGCCAATGGATCGACGAAATGGCCGCCACGTACGACCGCGCGAAGTACGGCGCTCGTGTGTGGATGGAGCACATCCGCGGCGTACTGCCGGATTCGCCCTTCCGTGCCTACGGCGACGTGCTCGCCCTGAAAGCCGAAGATGTGCAGATCGACGGCAAAACGGTGCGCGGTCTATACGCCCAGATCGAGCCCACCGACGACCTGGTCACCATGGTCAACAAGCTCAAGCAGAAGATCTTCACCAGCATCGAAGTGCGGGAGAAGTTCGCGGCCACTGGCAAGGCCTACTTCATGGGCCTGGGCGTCACCGACACCCCGGCGAGCCTGGGCACTGAAATGCTCACCTTCGCCGCCAAGAACCCCGACGCCAGCCCGCTCAAGGCACGCAAGCAAGACCCTTCCGACCTGTTCACCGTATGCGAAGAGGTCGAGCTCGAATTCGAAGAAATCACCGAAGAGCCCAGCAAGACCGACGGCCTGTTCACCCGCGTGATGGGCATCCTCGGCAAGGTCAAGGATAAGTCGGTCAAGGATGACGCCCAGTTCTCCGAGCTGACTGATGCCGTCGAAGCGCTTGCGACTCATGCGAAAGAGCAGGGTGAGGCATTCACCGCCGAGGTTTCCGCCCGCCGCGAGCTGGTAAGCCAGGTTGCACAACTCACTACCGACTTCAACAGCCTGCTCAAGCGACTGGAAGAAACCCCCGATCACAAACATCGCCAGCGCCCGCCGGTAGGTGGCGGTGATCCCGCTGCACTCACTGATTGCTGATCCATTGACGGCCACGCCATAGCCACGGAACACCGGAGAATTCAATGCGCAACGATACCCGCCACCACTTCGACGCCTACCTGAGCCAGCTTGCCAAGCTCAGCGGCGTATCTGACGCAACCAAGACCTTTGCCGTCGACCCCACGGTCCAGCAGCGCCTGGAAACGCGCATGCAGGAATCCAGCGAGTTCCTCAGTCGCATCGGCATGATCGGCGTCGATGAGCTCAAGGGCGAAAAGGTCGGCCTTGGCGTCAGCAGCACCATTGCCGGGCGTACGGATACCACCGGTAACGGCGTGCGTATGCCGCGCGACGTTTCGGACCTGACCAAGGACGGCTACGAGTGCCGCCAGACCGACTTCGACACCGCCGTCCGCTACGCCCAGCTGGACGCCTGGGCCAAGTTTCCGGATTTCCAGGCTCGCTTGCGGGATGCGATCCTCAAGCGTCAGGCGCTCGACCGAATCATGATCGGCTTCAACGGAACCAGCGCCGCCGCTACCACCGACCGCGTCGCCAATCCATTGCTGCAGGACGTCAACATCGGCTGGCTGCAGAAGTACCGCACCCACGCCCCGGCACGCGTGCTCAAGGATGGCAAGGTCGCCGGCAAGATCGTCATCGGCAGCGGCGAAACCGCCGACTACAACAACCTCGACGCCTTGGTGTTCGATGCCATCGCAAACCTGATCGATCCCTGGCACCGCAAGGATCCAGGCATCGTGGTGATCCTCGGCAGCAACCTGGTCCACGACAAGTACTTCCCATTGATCAACAAGGAACAGCCAGCTTCCGAGAAGCTTGCGACCGACATGATCATTTCCCAGAAGCGCATGGGTGGTAAGCAGCCGGTCGAAGTGCCCTACGTGCCGGACAGCGCCATGCTGATCACCAGCCTGGAAAACCTCGCCATCTACTGGCAGACCGGCGGCCGTCGTCGGCACGTCCAGGAGAACCCGAGCAAGAACCGTATCGAGAACTTCGAGTCCAGCAACGACGATTACGTCGTCGAGGACTACGGGCTCGGCTGCCTCGTCGAAAACATCGAACTGCTGGAGGCCTGACCACCATGGCACTGAGCCCGGCCAAGCGCCACTTCCAGCGAGTCACCGCAGCGGCAGCCGCAGCAGCGGTTGCTCCGGCCGAGTCCATGGCCGGGGCCACCGCCTACGAACAACAACTGCTCCAACTCAACCAGGACCGGCTGCGCCTCAAGCAGGTGCAGTCGGAGCAGGGCAAGGCCGAGCTCAAGCGCCTGCTGATTCCGGCCTACGCGCCCTATATCGAAGGCGTGCTGTCCGCCGGCAACGGCGCCCAGGACGATGTGCTCACCACCCTGATGGTCTGGTGCATCGATGCCGGCGAGTTTGCCGACGCGCTGTCTATCGGTGCCTACGTGCTCAAGCACAACCTGAAGATGCCGGACCGCTTCGAGCGCACCACCGGCTGCCTGCTGGCCGAGGAGATCGCCAACGCGGCGCTCAAGGTGCAGAAGGCCGGCGGCGAGTTCCCGCTGTTCGTGCTCGAGCAGGCCCGACTCATCACCGCCGAGCAGGACATGCCCGACCAGGCGCGCGCCAAGCTGCACCTGGCGATAGGCCGAGCAAACGCTGATCGGGTACCGGATGCGGACCTGACGACTGCCCACATCGGCTACCTCGTCCAGGCAAAAGCGCATCTGGCAAGAGCCATCGACCTGCACGGCAGTTGCGGCGGCAAGAAGGATCTGGAGCGCGTCGATCGCCTCCTGAAGAAACACGCGGAAAGCAAGCCAGCCGAACCCGGTACCGGCGAGCCACCGGCCGACGAGACCGCCAACCCCGACCAGGGCGAAGGCGATCAAACCGACCCAGGCGAGCAGGGCACCGACCCCGGTACCGGCGAGCCACCCGCTAACTGAGCGTCCCCCACGCACTCGGCGGCTCGGGGCGGATCAACGGGTTTAATCCTTTTCCCTGTTGTGAAGCTCCGACCACCGCCGAACTAGGGCAAGAATTCATGAGCGCATTTATCGCAACCGGCGGCAGCACTGCGCCTTACCCGATCACCAACGATGGCTGGTTCCCCGACCTGGACGGCCAGCACATGCGCGAAGCGCTGCGCCTGGATGGCAGCGTCACCGATGCCCGTCTCGAAACCGCCGTCGTCAATGCCGTGATTGAGGTCAACCGCGAGCTCAAGACCTGGAAGGCGCAGCAGCTCGCCACTGGCCACGCCAGCCTGGCCGACGTGCCAGCCGACCAGATCCAGGGCGAGACCGAGCTGCAGCACCTCTACCGCCGCGCGATCTACTCCAGCGCAGGCGCTGAACTGGCCGAGCGTTACCGCGACTACAGCGCCACCGGCGACGGTGCCGAGCGCGCCGATGCCCAGCTGCCCACCCCCGACGAATACCGCCGCGATGCCCGCTGGGCCATCCGCAGCATCCTCGGCCGCGTGCATACCACCGTGGAGCTCATCTGATGGCCGCCTTGCGCGCCCAGCAGGGTGACACCCTCGACGCCCTCTGCTGGCGGCACTACGGCCGCACCGCTGGCGTGGTCGAGCAGGTGCTCGACGCCAACCCCGGCCTGGCCGACCTCGGCCCCGTCATTCCGCACGGCACGCTGGTGCAGCTGCCCGACCAGCCCGTGCGCGCCGAGCAACGCCAAATGGTGAACCTATGGGACTGATCTACCTCGCGCTCTACAAGGGCCGCGGCACGCTGTTCAACCGCCTGATTCGCTTCTGGACGCGCTCGGCCTACAGCCACTGCGAGCTGGTCCTGCCCGATGGCCGCTGGCTATCCGCCTCGGCCATGGACGGCGGCGTGCGGGCCAAGCGCATCGAGCTCGATCTCGAACACTGGGACCTGATCCCGGTGCCCTGGGCTGACGCTCGCCAGATCCTGCATCTGTTCGAGAAGCATCAGGGCAAAGGCTACGACTGGCTCGGCCTATTCGGCAGCCAGCTGCTGCCCCTGACCATCGACAACCGCCGCCGCATGTTCTGCAGCGAGTTCTGTGCCGCCGCCCTGGGCTTCCCCCTGGCGCAGCGCTACAGCCCCGCGCTGCTGGGTGAAGTCGTGCAGCGTGTTCACGCCATCACAACCGCAGGGCCACAGGATGAAGCACATGCCTGACAGACCGGAAACCTTGGCGTTCTTCGCCACCTGGCTGGAACACAACTTCCCAGCCCTCTATGCCGGCGGGCTGGCGATGCTCATTGCCGTGTGGCGGATCATCTACAGCGGCGGACGCGTGCGACAGCTCCTGCTCGAAGCGCCCCTGTGCGGCATGCTGGGCGTCGGCGTCTCCTACGGCCCGTCGCTGATCGGCGCGCCGCCCGAGGCTGGCGTCTTTCTCGCCTGCATGGTCGGCCTGTTCGGCGTCGAGGTCAGCCGCGAGGCAGCCAAGCGCGTACTGAAAAAGAAGGCGGACCAGCTATGACCCAACTCCTCAGCAATGGCTCGCGAGGTCTGGCCGTGCGCAACCTTCAGGCCGCGCTGGCCCTGGCCGGCTTCAAGATTGAGGTGGACGGCGACTTCGGTGACACCACCGAGGCCGTCGTGCGCGCCTACCAGCGCCGCGCCGGCCTGGTGGACGATGGCGTCGCCGGCCCAAAAACCCAGGCTGCGCTCAAGGGCTTCGACACCTCGCGCTACCTCAAGCGCAAGGACCTGCAGCAGGCCGCCGACCGCCTCGGCGTGCCGCTGGCCAGCGTCATGGCCGTCAACCAGGTGGAAAGCAGAGGGGAGGGCTTCGCCGCCAATGGCCGCCCGGTGATCCTGTTCGAGCGGCATGTGATGCATGAGCGCCTGCAAGCCAACGGCTTCAGCGAAGCGGCGGCCGATGATCTCGCCGAGCAATATCCCGGCCTGGTCAATCGGCGGTCCGGCGGTTATCTCGGCGGCACCGCCGAAAGCCAGCGCCTGGCCAATGCCAAACAGATCCATGCGGTGGCTGCGCTCGAATCCGCCAGTTGGGGCCTGTTCCAGATCATGGGCTACCACTGGCAGCGTCTCGGCTACCAGGACGTCCAGCACTTCGCCGACACCATGGCCCTCAGCGAAGCCGCCCAGCTCGACGCCTTCGTCACCTTCATCGAAACCGACCCGGCGCTGCACAAGGCTCTCAAGGCCCGCAGTTGGAAACAGTTCGCCCGGATCTACAACGGCCCGAACTACGCCAAGAACCTCTATGACGTGAAATTGGCCAGGGCCTACGCCCAGTTCGCCGGAGAGCAGGAGCAGGCGGCATGACCACCACCCGCCAACTCGCCTACGGCCTCGCCCTGGTCGCCGCGCTCTGTCTGCTGATCTGGATGCAGCAACAGCGCATCACCACCGCCGAGGCCCGTGCGGATCTCGCCGGCGCGCGCCTGCAAACCGCCAACCAGCGCAACACCCGCCAGGCACAGACCATCGCCCGGCTCACGGGCGAAGTGGCCACCCAGCGGCTGGCCCAGCTCAGCCTGCAACAAACCACCGCTGGCGTGCGCCAGGAGCACGCCACCGACCAGGTACAGAAAAAGGAGCAACGCCGTGAAGACCCGCCCCATGCAAATTGGGCTGCTCAGCCTCTGCCCGCTGCTGCTCGTCGCCTGCACCAACGCCCCGCCATTACCGGAGCAGACGGTTACCGTCAGTGGCTGTCCGGTCGTCACACGCTGCACGCTCAACCCAGCGGCGCCGATCGATAACGGCGAGCTCAGCGACGACAGCGACTACCTGATGAGCGCCTGGGCCGAATGCGCCGCCCAGGTAGACGCAGTGTTCGAGCACAACGAGCGGGGCGCCCAATGAAAAAGCCCGAATCCCTGCGCGATCACCTGCTGGCCGCCATCCCCGAGTTCAGGCGCAACCCCGATCGCCTGCTGGTGTTCGTCGACAACGGCAGCATGCGCAGCACTGCCGCCCCGGGCCTGTCGTTCGAATACAGCTATACCCTCAACATCATCCTGACCGACTTCGCCGGCAGCCCGGACGCCGTCGCCATCCCGCTGTTCGCCTGGGTGCTGGTCAACCAGCGCGAACTGATGGAGAACCTCGAGAAGGGCAGGGACGCCATCAAGTTCGAGGCCGACATCCTCGACAACAGCAAGGTGGACCTGTCCATCACCCTGCCGCTGACCGAGCGCGTCATCGTCAAGCGCCTGGATGACGGCACCCTGCAAGTCAGCCACCCGGCCGAGCCGGTGGTCGATGACGAAACCTTCCTGGTGCCGGCCATGCGCGTCGAAACCAGCGAGGGCGAACTCATCGCCGAATGGGGCAGCAATGGCTGACGACCTTCGCGCCCTGGAAGACTGGGCCGGCGCGCTGCTCAACCAGCTGCAGCCTAAGGAACGCCGCCAGGTCACCCAGACCATCGCCCGCGAACTGCGTCACCGCCAGCAGCAGCGCATCGGCGCGCAGCGCAACCCCGACGGCACCCCCTACGCCCCACGCAAGCCCCGCCAGCCACTGCGCGCCAAGGCCGGCCGCATCAAACAGCGCAAGATGTTCGCCAAGCTGCGCACCGCCCGTTACCTGCGCCTGCAGAGCGACGCCAGCAGCATCGCCATCGGTTTCGCCGGGCGCCTGTCGCGCATCGCCCGTGTGCACCAGTACGGCCTGCGCGAAAAACCCGGCCGCAACTCCCCCGATATCCAGTACCAGCGCCGCGAGCTGCTCGGCTTCAGCGACGACGATCTGGAGATGATTCGCGACCAGCTTGTGCAGCATCTGGTGCGCTGACCCTGTAAGGGCACCCGCTACACAGCCCAACGAATGCGCCCCGCGCGCGCGACCGCCAGCATGGCGGCATGAACATCACCGACCTTCTGCGCCGCCTCGACAACCTGATCCGCCTCGGCACCATCGCCGCGGTGGACCATCAGGCTGCGCGCTGTACCGTCAGCAGCGGCGGGCTCCGCATCCCGAACCTGCCCTGGCTCGGCCTGCGCGCCGGTGCCAGCAGTGACTGGGACCCGCCCACGGTCGGCGAACAATGCATCCTGCTCAGCCCCAGCGGCGAGCCCGCCCAGGGCATCGCCCTGATCGGCCTGTATTCACAGCAACGTCCGGCCCCGTCGAACAGCGCCACCCTGCGCCGACGGAAATACCCGGACGGGGCTGTGATCGATTACGACCACGCCAGCCACACGCTCACCGCCACGCTGCCAAACGGCGGCAAGGCCAAGCTCGTCGCCCCCGGCGGCGTCAGCATCCTGGGCGACGTGGATATCACCGGCCTGGTGACCGTCAGCGAAGATGTGATCGCCGCCGAAATCAGCCTGGTCAACCACGTTCACGGCGGCGTCCAGGGCGGCCCGAGCAACACAGGGGCACCGCAATGATCGGCATGTCCGCCGGCACCGGCCGCGCCATCGAGGGCAACGCCCATCTGGCCCAGTCCATCGCCGACATCCTCACCACGCCCATCGGCTCGCGGGTGATGCGCCGCGAATACGGCAGCCAGCTGCCCGACCTGATCGACGCACCCTTCAACGACGCCACCCGCCTGCAGGCCTACGCCGCCACCGCCATGGCCCTGATGCGCTGGGAGCCGCGCATCCGCCTGAGCCGCGTGCAACTGTTCCTGGGCGACCGCCCCGGGCAGGCCGTGCTGGACGTCGAAGGCACCCGCACCGACAGCAACGAGCCGCTGAGCCTGCGCGTACCGCTCGCCCTGGGGGCCAGCGCATGAACACCTTCACCCCCATCGACCTGGCCCAGTTGCCCGACCCCGATGTGGTCGAGCAGATCGACTACGAGCAGATCCTCGCCGAGCGCAAGGCCTACGCCATCAGCCTATGGCCCGCCGAGCAGCAGGCCGCGCTGGCCGCCACACTCGCTCTCGAATCCGAGCCGCTGACCAAGCTGCTGCAAGAAAACGCCTACCGCGAAACCCTGCTGCTCCAGCGCGTCAACGAGGCTGCACTCGGCACCATGCTGGCCAAGGCCAAGGGCAACGACCTGGTGCAGCTCGCCGCCAACGTGAACGTCGAGCAGTTGGTGGTCACCCCGGCAGACAACAGCACCACGCCACCGACCCCAGCGGTAATGGAGTCGTTCGAGAGCCTGCGCGAACGCGCCCAGATGGCCTGGGAAGGGCTCAGCACCGCCGGCCCGCGCAACAGCTACATCCTCCATGCGCGCAGTGCCGATGGCCGCGTGGCCGATGCCACCGCAGAAAGCCCATCACCGGCCGTGGTGGTCGTAACCGTCCAGTCCCTGCTGGGCAATGGTGCGGCCGACCAGGAACTGCTCGACACCGTGGCCGCCTACCTCAGCGACGAAGACCGCCGCCCGGTCGCCGATCGCCTCACCGTGCAATCCGCCGAGGTGCTGGAGTACCGCGTAGACGCCGTGCTCTATCTCAACACCGTAGGCCCCGAGGCCGAACCGATCCGCGCCGCCGCCGAGCAACGCCTCGCCGCCCTGGTCAGCCAGCGCCGCCGCCTCGCGCAGGAGGTCAACCGCTCCGCCCTGGACGCCGCCTTGCACATCGAGGGTGTGCGCCGCGTCGAGCTGCCCGGCTGGGTCGATATCGTCGCCACCGCCGCCCAGGCGCCGTACTGCACTGGCTTCAGCGTCGTCGTTGGAGTTCAGGCATGACGGCCCTTCACCTGCTGCCGCCCAACGCCAGCCAGCTCGAGCGACTGGCCGCCGAAGCCCTCGCACAGATCGAGCGCGTGCCGGTACCCATCCGCGACCTGGTCAACCCCGACCGCTGCCCGGTGCACCTGCTGCCGTACCTCGCCTGGGCGTTTTCGGTGGACCGCTGGGATGCCACCTGGTCCGAAGCCATCAAGCGCGAGGTCATCAAGGCCTCGTACTTCGTCCACTCGCGCAAGGGCACCATCGGCGCGCTGCGCCGCGTGGTCGAGCAGCTGGGTTACCTGATACGCGTAACCGAATGGTGGCAGCAGGTGCCCGAGGGCGTGCCCGGCACCTTCTCGCTGGAAATCGGCGTGCTCGAAACCGGCATCAGCGAAGAAACCTACGAATCGCTGACCCTGCTGATCGACGACGCCAAGCCCCTCAGCCGCCACCTGATTGGGCTGGACATCAGCCTCGAAACCCACCTCACACGCTACGTCGGCGTTGCCGTCACCGATGGCGACGAACTCGACGTGTATCCCTGGGAAAACGCCGACATCGATGTCCTGGTGCGGGGCTACTCGGGCGTGAGCGACTACACCCTCGACGAAATGGACGTGTATCCACATGGTTGACATCAACACCCAGTTCGGCGGCTTCCTGACCGCCCTCGGCGCCGCACAGGACGCCAACTCCAAAGCCCTGGGCATCCCGTGGAAGCTCACCCACATGCTCATCGGCGACGCCAACGGCGCAGACCCAGTACCGGCCCCGGGGCAAACCGCCCTGGTGAATCAGGTCTACCGTGCACAGCTCAATCAGCTGTACGTCTCGCCGGTCGATGCAAACGTGCTGATCGCCGAACTGGTGCTGCCGCCGAACGTCGGCGGCTGGTGGATCCGCGAGCTGGCCCTGGAGGACGAAGACGGCGTCTTCTCCGCCGTGGCCAACTGCGCCCCCAGCTACAAGCCCGTGCTGGCCCAGGGCAGCGGCCGCAACCAGGTGGTGCGGATGCACGTCATCACCAGCGGCACGGCCAATATCCAACTGAAGATCGACCCCAGCGTGGTGTTGGCGACGCGGGCATATTGCGATGGGCTGGTTGCGGCGCACGGCGCAGCAGACGATCCGCACCCGCAGTACGAACTCCGCGGGGCGGTAACCACCATTGCGGGCAATACAGCGCTGAGTGCCGTTCAGCTAGGGCTGGTGCATGCCGATGCCAGCGCCGTGGCGCTTACCGCCACGCTTCCCCCGAGCAATGCAGCACTGGGCGTACGCGACCTCATAGTCCGCCGCACCGACAATACTGGCAACCGACTGACAGTTCGGGCTGCTGTTGATGATCGAATCAAGTTTCACACCGACAAACGCGCCGAGGGCTATCCGTTCTTCTACTTGCTGGGCGCTGGCGATTACTGGCATCTGCGAAGCGATGGCGCTGGTAGTTGGTGGCTGATTGGTCGCCTGGATGGCACTGCGCTGGGCCGTCCGGTTTTCGAAACCACAACTAGGGTTTCGCCTGGTGGCTGGGGTGTATTTGCGGGCACGCTTTTCAGCCGGCTCGAATGGCCTTGGTTGTGGGACCATGCCGAACAGTCCGGCATGCTTAACACGGAAGCATCAAGGGTGGGTATGGAGGGTGGTTGGACAATCGGTGACGGAGTTTCGACTTTCCGTGGACCTGAGGGTCGTGGCGAGTTCCTCAGAGTCCTTGATGATGGTCGCGGTATTGATCTTGAGCGCGTGCCCGGCAGCTGGAAAAAAGGTTCGCTGATCGCATCAGATGCTGGCCCGAATATAGTCCCCGTTTCGCCTCGAATTAACCGAAACGGTCAAAGCGTGTCCAGCCTGCAAAATGAGTTGGGATTCGATGCGCTGACAGGCGCCGGATACAACGATGCCTACATTGTTAGCGGCCCCGGTAATACTGGTTACTCCAGCGTTCCGGGCACTGATGACTTGGTCGCCGGAGCAGCTAGACCACGAAACATAGCCTACCCAGGCCGAATCAAACTGATCTGAGGTGCCCCCATGCCTATCTATATCACTGACAACCACGGCATCCTCCAGGGCCCGGTGGAACTTCCCGTTGTACCCGGCGTTGGCATACAGCTGCCCGGCAATGCCATCGAATTGACCAAGCCACTTCCGGTGACAGTGGACGGTCACGTTTGGGTGCTGGTAGATGGCCAGCCACAGCAGCTGGCCGACCATCGTGGCATTGTGTACAGCACCGAAACCGGTGCGTCAGTTCAGCACGAACGCCTGGGGGCGCTGCCCGAAGGATTGACCACAGAGCCTCGGCCTTCAGCCGATCACGGTTGGAATGGGCAGGCCTGGGCTATCGATCCCGAACTGGTTATGCGCAATCGAGCGGCACTGACCGTCACGCTCTGCACCCGCATCGACACCGCCGCCGACACCGCCCGCGCCCGAGTCGCCGGTGATCCCTTGCGCGCCGTCGAATACGACCGCGCCCGCATCGCAGCCGAGCAGTTCGCCGCGGCCGGGTACCACGGCGACGTACCGCCCATGGTCGCCGCCTGGGCCATCAACGACCGCACCGCACAGGAGGCGGCAGACGACATCCTGCACGAAGCCGCCCAATACACTGCAGCTCTGATCGCCCTGCGCGAAACGCGCCTGGCGGCGAAAGAGCAGGTGCGCGCGCTGATGGATGCCGGCGAGGTGGAGCAGGCGCAGCAGGTGGTCGAGCACACCATCGCGGCGATCGAGGCGGCGGTGGAGGGCATTGGCAACAATGCCGGATAGCTTCAGCGTCACGCTAACAAGCCCCGCCTCGGCGGGGTTTTTCATGCCCGCCCTGTAACACCCCCCGCTACACACCCCACCGCTCGCCGCCCTTGCGCGCGCGCGTCACCCTTGAGGCTCACTGATCCGGCAACGCCCGCAGGAGCCGCCCCGCATGTCGACTGAATACCACCACGGCGTCCGCGTCCTCGAAATCAACGAGGGCACGCGCCCCATTCGCACCGTATCCACCGCCATCGTCGGCATGCTCTGCACCGCCAGCGATGCCGATCCCCTGACGTTTCCGCTGAACAAGCCCGTCCTGCTCACCGACGTGCTGACCGCCTCCGGCAAGGCCGGGGAGCAGGGCACGCTGGCGCGCAGCCTGGATGCCATCGCCGACCAGGCCAGCCCTGTGACCGTCGTGGTGCGGGTGGAAGAGGGCGCGGATGAGGCGGAAACCACCTCCAACATCATCGGCGGCGTCACCGCTGGCGGGCAGTACACCGGGATGAAGGCGCTGCTGGCTGCCGAGGCGCAGCTGGGCGTCAAGCCGCGCATCCTCGGTGTGCCGGGGCTGGATAACCTGGCCGTCACCACCGAGCTGGTGGCCACGGCTGAGAAGCTGCGCGCCTTTGCCTACGCCAACGCGCACAACTGCGAAACGGTGAGCGACGCCATCGCCTACCGCGACGGTTTCGGCGCCCGTGAGCTGATGCTGATCTGGCCGGACTTCGTCAACTGGGACACCACCACCAACGCCGACGCCCCGGCCAGCGCCGTCGCCCGCGCCCTGGGCTTGCGCGCCAAGCTCGATCAGCAGGTGGGCTGGCACAAGACCCTGTCCAACGTGCCGGTCAACGGCGTGTCCGGGCTCAGCCGCGATATCTACTGGGACCTACAAAACCCCGCCACCGATGCCGGCCTGCTCAACGCCGCAGAGGTCACCACCTTGATCCGCCGCGAGGGCTTCCGCTTCTGGGGCTCGCGCACCTGCTCGGCTGACCCGCTGTTCGCCTTCGAGAACTACACCCGCACCGCCCAGGTACTGGCCGACACCATGGCCGAGGGCCATTTCTGGGCTGTTGATAAGCCCATGCACGCCAGCCTCGTGCGCGACATCGTCGAGGGCATCAACGCCAAGTTCCGCGAGCTGATCCGTGGCGGCTACCTGATCGGCGGCGAATGCTGGTTCGACCCGGCCGCCAACGACAAGGACACCCTCAAGGCGGGCAAGCTCTTCCTGGACTACGACTACACCCCCGTGCCGCCCCTCGAGGACCTGATGCTGCGCCAGCGCATCACCGACCGCTACCTGGTCGACTTCGCCGCCGGCATCAAAGCCTGACCCCATTCAACCCGCGCGGCCCCGGCCGCGCCGTAGGAGCGCCCAGCCATGGCACTGCCCAAGAAGCTGAAACACATGAACCTGTTCAACGATGGCACCAGCTACGTTGGGCAATGCAAATCCGTCACCCTGCCTACCCTGGGCCGCAAGCTGGAAAGCTTCCGGGGCGCCGGCATGGACGGCCCCGTCAAGGTCGACCTGGGCCACAACGACGACGGCATCCAGATCGAATGGACCCTCGGCGGCTGGGACCTGACCGTCCTGCGCCAGTTCGGCGCCGTGCGGGCCGATGGCGTGATGCTGCGCTGGGCCGGTTCGGTACAGCGTGACGACACCGGCGAGACCTCCGCCGTGGAGGTGGTCGCCCGCGGTCGGCACGAAGAAATCGACTTCGGCGACGCCGAGTCCGGCGAGGACACCGAGCACTCCATCACCACCACCTGCAGCTACTACAAGCTCAGCGTGGACGGCAACGTCGAGATCGAAATCGACCTGCTCAACTTCATCTTCGTCGTCAACGGCGAAGACCGCCTCGCCGAGCACCGCGCAGCCATCGGCCTGTAACCGTGCACAGCCAACGCCCTCCCTTTCGTAACCCGCCGGCGCCGAGCGCGCCGGAACCCAAGGAGCACCCCATGAGCAAGCCCACCCATAGCGACCCCATCGTCCTCGAGAAAGCCATCCAGCGTGGCGAGAAGAACACCATCACCGAGATCACCCTGCGCAAGCCGGCCGCCGGCGAGCTGCGCGGCTTGCGGCTGGGTGATCTGATCAACGGCGATGTCAGCGCCAATATCCGCCTGCTGCCGCGCATCAGCCAGCCCACCCTGACCGAGCAGGAAGCCGCCGCCCTGGACCCCGCCGACCTGCTGGCCTGCGCGGATGCCGTAGCGGGTTTTTTGCAGAAGAAGGGTGCGGAATCCCCCGCAGCGTAGATGACGTCATGGCGGACATCGCCCTGGTGTTTCACTGGGCGCCGGAGCAGATGAACGCCATGCCCTTGCATGAACTGATGGACTGGCGCGAGCGCGCCCGCGAACGATGGGAACGCACGCATGGCGCGGGATCTAAACCTTAAGGTCAACCTCCAGGCCCTGGACAACGCCACCAAGCCCATGCGCTCGGTGTTCGTCGGTGCCCAGGGCCTGGGCCGATCGCTGCGCGACGCCCGCAGCGACCTCAAGCACCTGCAGGCCCAGCAGAAAGACGTCAGCTCGTTCCGCAACCTCAAGGGCGCGTCGGAGCAAACCGGCGCCGCCATGCAGGCCAACCGCGAGCGCGTCAAGGCCCTGTCTCGCGAGCTGGCCAGCACCACCACGCCGACCAAGGCACTCACCCGTGATTTCCAGAGCGCGGTCCGCCAGGGCCACGCCCTCAAGCAGAAGCACAACGAACAACAGCGCGAACTCCAGGGCCTGCGCAGCAAACTGGGCGAGGCGGGCATCAGCACCCGCAACCTCGGCCAGCATGAGCGCGACCTGCGCACCAAGGTCAACCAGACCAACCAAGCGATAGCCGAGCAGGAAGGTCGGCTGAAAAAGCTCACCGCCCAGCACAAGCGCCTCGGCCAGGCCAAGGCCGACTACGAACGCACCTCGGCGCTCGCCGGCAGCATGGCCGCCACCGGCGCCGGCGGGCTGGCAGCAGGTAGCGGCATTCTCTACGCCGGCGCGCGGATGATGGCGCCCGGGCTGGAGTTCGATGCCAGCATGAGCAAGGTGCAGGCGCTGACGAAGCTCGATGCTGGTAGTGAGGAGCTTGACGCGTTGAGGCAGCAGGCAAGAGATCTGGGCGCCAGCACCCAGTTCACCGCCGGGCAGGCCGCCGACGCGCAGGGCTTCCTGGCCATGGCAGGCTTCAAACAGCAAGCCATCATCGCGGCGATGCCGGGCATGCTCGACCTGGCCAAGGCGGGCGACACCGACCTTGCGGCTACAGCGGATATTGCGTCGAACATCCTCAGCGGCTTGGGCATGCAGGCGTCTGAAATGGGCCGCATGGGCGATGTGCTGACTGCCACGTTCAGCAACTCGAATACCAACCTGCAAATGCTCGGCGAAACGATGAAGTACGCCGCGCCGATCGCCAAGACCTACGCCGTAGACCTCGAAACCGTCTCCGCTATGGCCGGAAAGCTGGGCGATGCGGGCATCCAGGGCAGCATGGGCGGTACCGCTCTTTCGTCCATCATGAACAGGCTCGCCGCACCGCCCAAAGCAGCGTCCAAAGCACTGGACGAGCTCGGTGTGAAGACGGCCGATGCGGCGGGCAACCTGCGGCCAATGCCCGACATCCTCAAAGAGATCTACGAGAAGACCAAGAACCTCGGAACCGCGGAGCGCGGCGGCTTCCTGAAGGCGATTGCCGGCGAGGAAGCGGTCAAGGGCATGTCCCACCTGGTTGACCAGGCGGGGAGCGGGGAGCTACAGGCCTTTATCGCACAGCTTCAGAGCGCGGAAGGCAGCGCCAGCCGCGTTTCGAAGGTCATGGCCGACAACCTGCGCGGCGATCTCTCGGCCATGGGCAGCGCCTGGGAGGACCTCGGTATCCAGCTCCAGGAGCAGCAGAACGGGCCGATGCGGGAAGTCACCCAGACGCTCACCGGGATCATCGGCGGGGTGAAAGGCTGGATTGCAGAGAACCCCAAGCTCGCCGCCAACATCGTCAAGACCGCCGCCGGCGTCGGCGTGCTGATGGCCGGCATGGGCGGGCTCACCCTGGCCATGGCCTCGATCCTCGGCCCATTCGCGATGGTGCGCTACGGCATGATGCTGTTCGGTATCCAGGGCGGCGGGCTGGCCAGCACGCTGTTCAGCCTGGGCAAGACGGCGCTGCCGCTGGTGGCCACCGGGCTACGGCTGGTCGGCGCCGCGGCAATGGCCAACCCGGTCGGCGTGCTGATTGGCACGCTCGCCCTGGGCGCTGCGCTGATCTATGCCAACTGGAGCCGCGTGGGGCCTTTCTTCCTCGGGCTTTGGGCGGAGATCAAAGAGGGCGTCGCCGGCGGCCTGGCCGGCATCGGCGCGCTGTTGCTCAACTTCAGCCCGCTGGGCCTGCTGTATCGCGCATTCGCCGGCGTGATGAGCTACTTCGGCGTGGACCTGCCGAGCAAGTTCAGCGAGTTCGGCGGCAACATCATCCAGGGACTGATCAACGGCTTCACCAACATGTTCCCCAACCTGACCGCCGCCATCAGCGGCGCGGCGAACAGCGTGATCAGCACCTTCAAGGGGCTGCTGGGCATCCATTCGCCGTCCCGCGTGTTCGCCGGGCTCGGTGGCGACACCATGGCCGGCCTCGAGCAGGGCCTTGCCGCCGGCGAGGGCGGGCCGCTGTCGCAACTGGCCGGTACTGCCAAGCGCCTGACCGCCGCCGGCGCGGTAGCCGTGGGCATCGGCGCCGTTGCACCCGGCATGGCCGCCGCTGACCTGCCCTCGATCGACAACCGCCCGCCGCTGGCAGCACGTGCACCGGCCGCAGCCGTGCAGAGCGCCCCGCCCAACATCGTCATCAACATCCATCCCGCACCAGGGCAGGACGCCAATGCCATCGCCCGCGCCGTGGCCGCCGAGCTGGACCGCCGCGAGCGCGAGAAGGGCGCGCGTGCCCGCTCATCTCTATTCGATCAGGAGTAACGGCCCATGATGATGGCCCTCGGCATGTTCATCTTCTCGCTGGAGACCCTGGCCTACCAGGAACTCCAACGGCAAACCGCCTGGCGCCACGGCAAGACCGCGCGCATCGGCACCAACCCCGCGCGCCAGTTCATGGGCCGCGACGACGACACCATCACCCTGCCGGGCGTCCTGCTGCCGGCGCTGGCCGGCGCGCAGATCAGCCTGGACACGCTGCGCTACATGGCCGACACCGGCAAGGCCTGGCCCCTGGTGGAGGGTACCGGCAAGATCTACGGCACCTGGGTGATCGAGAACCTCAGCGAGACGCGCACACTGTTCTTCCGCGACGGCCAGGCGCGGCGCATCGAATTCACCCTGAGCCTGGTGCGCATCGACGACGGCCGCGTGGACATGCTCGGCAGCGCGATCGGCGCCGGTGGCAACATCCTGCGGGGGCTGCTGCGGTGATCGACCAGCTCATCACCCAGGGCAAGGGCCTGCTCAGTGCAGCCGCCGGCCAGGCCCAGGGCTTTGCCCAGCAGGCCGCCGACGCCTACCGTGAGGCCACGGCCTACCCGCAGCCGATCTGCCGCGTGGTGGTCAATGGGCGCGACATCACCCTCGACATCGAACAGCGCCTGGTCAGCATCGAGCTCACCGACAACCGCGGCATGGAGGCCGACCAGCTCACCATCACCCTCAGCGACCACGACGGCCTGCTGGCCATTCCGCCGCGCGGCGCCACCGTCAGCCTCTGGCTCGGCTGGAGCGACACCGGTCTGGTCAGCAAGGGCAGCTACACCGTGGACGAGACCGAGCACAGCGGCGCGCCGGACGTGCTCAGCATCCGCGCCCGCAGCGCGGACCTGCGCGAAGGCCTCAAGGCCAAGAAGGAACGCAGCTGGACCGGGCAGACCCTCGGCGCCATCATCCAGACCGTTGCCGCCGCCCACGGCCTGAGCCCCGTCATCAGCGCCGCGCTCAGCGTGATCGAGCTGGCCCAGCTCGACCAGGCCAACGAATCCGACGCCAACCTCATCACCCGCCTGGGCCAGCAGTTCGACGCCATCGCCAGCGTCAAGGCCGAGCGGCTGCTGTTCATGCCGGCCGGCAAATCCACCACCGCCAGCGGCGCGGCGCTGCCGCATATCACCCTGACCCGCGCCGACGGCGACCAGCACCGCTTCCTCCTGGCCGACCGCGACAGCTACAGCGGCGCCCGTGCCTACTACTACGAGCTGGGCAGCGCCGAGAAGAAAGAGGCCATCGCCGGCGCCGGCGACAACCTCAAGGACCTGCGCCACACCTACGCCGACCAGGGCAGCGCCCTGCGCGCCGCCCGCGCCGAATGGTCCCGCCTGCAGCGCGGCGCCGCCACGCTCAGCTATACCCTGGCCAAGGGCCGGCCGGAGCTGATACCGGAACTCACCTACAGCCTGGTGGGCGTGAAAGCGGAGATCGCCGCCATCGTCTGGCTCGGCGCCAACGTGCGCCACAGCTTCACCCCGGACAGCTACACCACCGCCCTGGAGCTGGAATCCAAGCTCCCGGACGCCGACGACGTCGCCGAACTGGCCGAGCAGGGTAACTACACCGGCATCCTCGCCTGGTACCGCGACGAGAAGACCGGCAAGCAGAACAAGCTCACCGAGGGCGACCAGACCAGGCCTCGCCGCCTGCTGCACCTGTATGCCAGCAAGGCCACTGCAAAGCGCGCTGTGGAGCGGGAATGGAAACGCCTGAGCGTGAACCTTCGGGCAAAAGGATGAGATGCATGCATATAGGATAAGGGCGCCGTATAATCGCGCCGCCTAAGAGGAAGCAGAATGCCTACAGCCGTTTCATTATTTTCGGGTTGCGGTGGATCAGATGCCGGCGTCATTGCCGCAGGCTTTGATGTGATCATGGCCAACGACATCCTTCCATACGCGCGCGACGTTTATCTTGCGAATTTTCCGACCACCGATTATCGGCTTGAGGATGTGAGCGAGATTACTACCTTCCCTGACGCGGAGCTCTTGGTGGGTTGCTACCCATGCCAAGGTTTCAGCCAGGGAGGTGCGCGCGAGGCCAACCGGAAGATCAACACGCTGTATCTGGAATTTGCGCGAGCATTGAGTGAGATCCAGCCAAAGGCATTCATTGCAGAAAATGTTTCTGGCCTGCGACGTAGTACGTATCGGCACCTTCTTGAAGACCAGCTGAAGCGCTTTGCAGACGCTGGCGATCATGGCTATGACGTGTACTGGCAGCAACTCAACGCACATGAATATGGCGTAGCCCAGGAACGCAAGCGCTTGGTCATCGTTGGGATCAGGAAGGACATTGGTGCTCCCTTCGCTTTTCCTGTCGCGACTCATGGCCCATCAGCCGATCAACCTTACTTCAGCATAAGGGAAGCGCTTGAAGGCTTACCTGAGTGGCCAGCTGGCGAGTTTTGTGAAGATCCGTTCCACTGGTATTACCTATCGCGTAATCGGCGCAGAGCTTGGGAGGAGATAAGCAAAACGGTAGTTAGCCATATGCGCCATATGCCATTACATCCTTGCAGCCCTCCGCTTCGTCGCATCCATACCGATAAATGGGAGTTTGAGACAGATGCTCCTGCTCGTCGATTCTCTTACAGAGAGGCGGCCCGCTTGCAAGGCTTCTTGCCCCGTTACACCACGCATGGTGAGGATATAGTTTTTCCCGAAACGGTGTCCGGCGGCAAAAAAGACTTCGAGTACAACATGATGCGCCACCGGTACAAGGTGATCGGAAACGCTGTACCGCCGCCGATGTTCGAAGCTGTAGCGAACGCGTTGCCAGATATCTGGGGTTAGTTTTTGTAACGATTTGAAACTAAGGAAATAACTTCATCCATCTCTTCTTTATTAAATTTTTTCAGAAAATCCTTGTGATTTGATTCTGCAATTATTGCCAGGCGAACTCTGTCAAAAGTCAGGCCTGCTCTAGTGCTGACGTCGGCAAATATAAGGTGTCCGGGGATATGATGAGGCACAGCAAAAGCTTTCACAAAATCTACGTAGGTGACTGGATTAACCCAGCGCTCTAGTCGCTTGATATCTAGATCACTCAGCTTACTATCCCAGTCGTCCCCGCATGCGCACTGCCCCAGTAAAAAAAGCTGGCCTAATCTCGGGTCTATTGGTTTCCATACAACAAAGTCCATTCCCTCGTCTTTCGGTTCGTTTGGTTCATCCTCGATATAGAATCGTGGGTGCCATCTAAATTCCCCACATAAACTTGACAGCTTTTCCAGCATGTCTTTAAGTCCAGTTGGTCTTTCTTTGTGATCGTGTGACGGCCATCCTGTCCTGAAACCTTTCGCGTCATCCCCTAGGTAAAAGCGCGCAGCCTCAGTGGCAATCAATTCAAAAAGGACAGGCAGTCTATTAAATGGCTTGGCAGATAGTTGCTTTTGCAGGCTTGTTATTAGGCAGAACTCATATACCAGTGTCTTGCTTTCTCTATAGTGGAGCGAGGCGCCAACTCTTTGGAAAGGATAAAAATCCCCTAGAATCGAAAGCCTTCGGTCAACTTCGGAAATGACTGGTCCGATGGCCTGGTCCAAGGCTATCTCTTCGTCCTGCCACACGTAGCCATGCTCAGATAAGTCAGCATGATGTTCATCCGCAACTATGTCGTCTTGGACGCCGTGATCTAACGGCGCCACTCCGAACTTCATCGCCAAAAGTTCAGATTGATCTGCATTTTTAGAAGCGCTTAAAAGATTACCGCGCTCATGCCAAAGAACATTATCCGGAACGTACGCCATTAGAAAGACTCAGGCTCATCCATGTCACGCAAGCGTTTGAATACGCTCGCAGCTAGATTGGCAACATCTTTGCTTTTTCCAATTACTTGAAATGTTTCGTCCTTCGAAAGACCGCCCTCTGATGCAATTTTTAAAGCTAGAGCGAGGCCGTCATGAGCATCGTTCAAAGCCTTGGCAAACTGATCAACCGGGGCTTTAGAGAGTGATTCTATCTGCTCAACAGTCTTTCCTGATGCGAGCCAGTCCCGTTTAGTAGGGTCTCCCACAGCAGCCGCAAGTGAGCTTAGTTGTCTAGAGTCTTCCACGGCTGCGATGCGGCCTCGCCCTTTGTCACCGAACATATAGGTGACCAGAGCGGCAGCGTCCGCAGTTCTCTCTCTCTTGATTGGTTTTTCATTTGCTGGTTCGTCTTGGGGGAGGTCTAACCAATCACGAACCACTCCGTAGTCCAAGATTGTATAAACCCAAGAGAATGGAAACTCTGGATTGCTACCCCTGCCTTTACGGAGGCTATTTTCTGGTAAAAAATGTGCTTCACTCTTCAGTTGATTAATGAAGTAATAACCTTCAAGTAGGCGTCTTATTGTTCTGTTCTTATCGCCGGTGACTTGGCTGATTTGCTCAAGTGTCATCTCTCCAGAGCTGACTACTTCGTGAATCCATGCCGCTTTAGCATAGGAGTCCCACGCCTTAGCGGACATAATGTGTCTGACGCCTAGGTAGGCATTAAGTCTGAGAGAGTTATCTCCCTTGTCAAAGACTTGCACCGGTACCAAGGTTTCATCTGTCCAGTCAGTCGCGAGCACTGCCTGATATTCTTCGGTTCTGCGTCTATGGTTTTTGGCTCGATCTGAGCCGGCGAGAATCAGGCAAGCCGACAGTCTTCTGTTTCCCTCGACTACGGTATAAGTACCGTCTTGCTCTCTGCGGGCAATGAGAGGCTCTGCTGAGAAATATCCATTGTAAGCAAGTGAGCTAAGAACATCCTCAACACCGAAGTTCTCAACAATAAAATCTAGAATATCGCTCTGACTTACCCGGCCTCCCTTTTCGGCGCCGAATCTTGGGTTCCGCGAATCTAGGTTCAATAGCCGAAGAGGGATCATTTCTGCAGCTTTGGATGAAAAAGAGCCTCCAATTGCATCCAACGTATTATCCTCGTCTTTCATAATTACCCCTGGAAAACCCATAAAATAAGTCAAAAATACAAGTGACAAGTGTAGACACTAAAAAAGCTAGCTTGCTCACATCGCACCATTCGTAGCAGAAGGCTTGGAGGATGGTTTGTGGGCATAGAACACCTTGTGATGCTAAAGGGCTGACGATCACGGGCAGATGCTTTCGCAGGGAATACCGTCTTTGTCGCGGTCCAGGCGGGTGTTCCCGCATTGCTCAAGATGGAACCGCGCTTCTTCGCAACTCGACATCTGGCCGCAGTTCTTGCGTGGCGAGCAGCTGTACTGTCCGCTTGAGGCTGCGAGCAAGGGAGTGCCACGGTATGGCTGTACTACGGCAGCCTTGGTTCCTTTCCGCCAGTCCCAAGGCGCGACACGCTCAGCCTCGGGTAAGGCCCATAGGCCACGTTTCGCGGCGCGTGCGTCAGCCTCAATCGCAAGCAGTGACTTGTCGTGGTTGTATTGGCGATAGACCCAGGCGGCGCCTCGACTCACCAGCTCCTTGTTGACGTCTACGCCGTCCACATAGATGCGGCCGATGACTCGACCGTAGCGGTCTTTTTCACTGGTTTCGACGGTGGCTTGCTTGCCGAAGGCAAGATCAGAGAGGGCTTGTCGGGCGCGCGTGCCGTAGGGCTGGGCACGCTCTGGCGTGTCGATTTCGGCGAGCCGGATCTTCACTTGCTCGCGGGCCGGCGTGAGCAGGGTGAGTGTATCGCCATCGGCAATTGCTACGACTTTCCCGGTAAGAGTTGTGGCACTGGCGAGTTCTGAGAACACCAGCGCCAAGACGAATAACGCTGACAGTCGCATCCGTGCGTTCCTTCTTTCTGTTCTTAATGGGAACAGATCATGCCAGCCTTTTGATATCAGCGACAACGGCCTCAAGCTCCTGGAGGCGCTGCTCAAGCGTTTTCAGCCGTTTCTTTTCCTCAGCAGCGCTCTGTATTTCTCGCTGGGCGTCTTCGTCCAAAGCTCGGTACAGCTCAAGGATGGCCTGTTCGCGGGGATTGGCCGGTTCGCCCGTTGCCGCAACGGCCTGCGCGCTTTCGCCGCGCAGCATTGGGCCTTCTCCAGTGAGCAACCAATCAATGGAAATTCCCAATTGGGAACCGAGGGAAATCAAGGCATCTGGACGAGGGTCTCGGTGCCCGCCAGCCCAGTTCTGTAGGGAGCTGTAGGAAATATCGCAGCGCTCTGCTGCTTGTTTCAGCGTCAACCCAAGGCTGTCTACTGCAGACCTAATTCGTTTTCCTATTCCCATATGGGAAAATTCCTCTTGACGAATCCCATTTGGGAATCTAACGTGCGCCTCATTGGGAACATATTAGCCAAGAGGGAACAGCCGAACCATGAATAAGCGCCAAATTCACGCGCGGTTGATTGAGCAAGGCCTCACCTTTCGTCAGTTTGCTCTGGCAAAGGGGTACGACCCGCGCACTGTCACCCAGACCGTGGCGCGCTGGGCGGGCTCGCACGACATGCCGCACGGTCGCATTGCGATTTCTATTATGCGCGACCTCTCCAAGCAGCTCGGGGTGGAGTTGATCCCCGGTTTGCTTGCTCATCCCCTTGCACACGCCAGCTAACCGTAACCGGCCATAGTCCAAGGGAAAACTAGAAGATGAAGCGCGAAATTCTAGCCAGCCGCCGCCAGGTGATGGCTGCCACGCTCGCCGCCTACCCAGGCGGGCGTGAGTGTGCTGCAGCCCGGCTGGGGCTCCCGCCGAAGAAGCTGGACAACCACGTTTACGAGAATGCCGGTAGCCGCCCGCTGAGCGATGAACAGATTCACCAGCTCGAACAAGAGGCGCGCACCACCCATCTGCCCGACTACATCGCCGCGCTGTACGGCGGCGTGTTCGTACCGATCGCCAACCCGGACGAACTCGACAACATCGACCTGTATGCCCGTTCGCTGGTTACCGCCAGCAAGCGCGGCGCCGTGGACCAGTTCATCGCCGACGCACTCGCAGACGGCGTGATCGATGCTCTGGAGCTGGAGGCCATCCTGGCGGCGCACCGCAAGCACATTGCGGCGCGCCACGAGGAAGTGCAGGCGGTGATTCTGCTTCACACCAAGCCGCAACAAGGAGAGCAACAGTGAGTACCAATCTGATACCGGTGTTACAGGGCGAATTGGGGGGCAGGGCGCAGCAGTTGTGCGATGCGCGTGACCTTCATCAGTTCATGCAGGTCGGGCGCGATTTCAGTAACTGGATTCGTTCCAGAATCGAGCAGTACGGCTTCGTTGAAGGCGAAGACTTTTCGCCAGTTCTGGCGAATAGTTTTGGCGAAGAAGGTGATGTTTGCTCGCCGGAATTGGCGAGCAAAACCGAACGCCGGGGCGGTCACAACCGTGTCGATTACCACCTCACCCTCGATATGGCGAAGGAATTGGCCATGGTCGAGAACAATGATCAGGGCCGTCAGGTTCGCCGTTATTTCATCGCCATGGAGCGCCAGGCGCGTGAAAGCCGAGGCGCTTCGTATCTCAGCATGAACCATCAGCTGGCCATGCACCGGCAGATCCCGAAGCTGATTGCCCAGCTCAAGGCTGAAACCGTGCCGGCCATCCGCGCCACGCTGTATGCGCAGCTCACCCAGCATTGCCACCAGCTCGCCATTCCGGCGCCGGCGATGGATTGCGTGGGGCGCAGCGTGCAGCCCCCTCCTGATCTGTTCGACGCACAGGCATAACGCAACAAGGCAGTACGCCCTCAGCCCGCGATAAGCCGGGCGGGGTTGGCAAAGCAGTCGGCGCCCAGGGCGCCAGAATTCACCGGCCCAGGCCGGAGCCGCGACTGGCGGCGGGGGAGGAAGATGTGAGCGTTGCCCATAACGGTGGTTACAAGTGCCTTTGCCCGGCCTGCGGGAGCCGCATGCGCATCCGCAACAGCGAGGCGCAGACGCCGACCTACAAAACGATGTACGCCCAGTGCCTGAACATCGCCTGCGGGGCGACCTACAGCGGCTCGCTGAGCTGGGATTACGCCCTGAGCCCCTCCGGCCTGGACCAGCCCCGCGTGGTGCTGCCTGTTGCGCCCTCGGTGCAACGCATGCAGGCGCTGCGCGACAGCCGCCCGAAAACCGACCAACTGGACCTGCTTGACCACATGGAACCGGAGGTAGCCAACGCATGAATACCATCACTGCTGTAACCAACACAGCATGCGACGCCCAGGAGTACCGCAGCAGCATGCAGCGGGCGGCACTTCACTTCCTGCAACGCCACCAGGGCGAGCACCTGACCGACGACGGCAAGCTGTTCGAGCGCGGCGTGCAGTACCTGGTCAATGCCATGGATGTGCCGGCCTTCATGGCCGACCGCCTGGTGCACCTGGCCATGAGCGAGCTGGAGTGCCTCAAGCGCCCGGTGATCGGCATCGACTACGGCACGGGGGATTCGTCTGTCGTGGGCCTGGTGCATTTTCTGACGGGCGAAACGGTATTAATCCCGTGCCGCCACCTGCCGGCGCGGCTCCAGCCGCCCGCGGCGCCCCTGGCTGCAGCAGCCACTCACTGAACACCCCTTGAATTGACCCATTCCCATGCCCGCCTTTGCGCGGGTAGGGGAAAGTTGCGCCCGAACGGTGGCCCCATGAGCACGAATCTTTCCATTGAAATACAGCTGAATGCGCAGCAGGCCGATGCCTACCTGCGCTGGCTGACCAGCCAGTACGAACTGCTGATGGCGGCCTGCTGGTACGACGACAAGTACCGCTACACGCCCCAGGGCATGCGTGGCCGTCGCATTCTTGACGACCACCCGCACATCGCCGGGCTGAACCGCACCATGCGCGAGTTGGTGAAGCAGGTCGGGGAGGTACGGTCATGAGTACGCCCATGCCGGCCTGTGAGGCCCTGGCGGCCGATCCGGCGCGCTACATCTTCAAGCAGCTGCTGAAAGACCTGAAGGAAGCCGACCTTTACGACGAGAAATACCGCATGGTCACCCGCATCGGAGGCTATTTGGCCGCCTTGATGGAATGCGACGTCATCACGGTCGAGCAGTCGCGGGCGCTGCGCAACGAGACCAGCGTCTTCATGTGGGGGCCGGCCGCATGAAAGACATGGACCGCCAGATCCGCGAAGAGGTACTGCGCCGTTTCGAGGCCGACTTCGGCCTCAAGCGCCGTGCCGGTACTGACTACATGCGCGGCGGCACCTGCCCGAGTTGCGGCAAGAAGGAGCTGTACTCCCGCTACGACCAGCCGTGGTTCGTGAAATGCGGCCGCGAGAGCAAGTGCGGCGAGCAGTGGCACGTGAAGGAGCTGTTCGACGACCTGTTCGACGACTGGAGCAAGCGCGCCCCGGCCACCGAGAAGGAGCCCACCGCCACCGCCAAGAGCTACCTGCAGCACGCCCGCGGCTTTCACCTGGAGCTGATCGAAGGCTGGTACACCCAGGAGAACTACTGGAGCCGCGAGCTGGGCATCGGCTCGGCGACGGTGCGCTTCCCGCTGGAGAAGGGCGGCTACTGGGAACGGCTGATTGATCGCCCGCATCGTTTCGGCAAGCAAAAGGCGCGCTTTGCCCCTGGGCAGAGCATGCGCGGCTACTGGTGGTGCCCGCCGAGCCTGGACCTGCTGCAGGTCAGCGAGCTGTGGATCGTCGAGGGCATCTTCGACGCCATCAGCCTGCTGCACCACGACATCGCCGCCGTGTCGGCCATGAGCAGCAATGCCTTCCCGGCGGAATCGCTCAAGGCATTGGCCAAGGCCCGCGCCGAGGCTGGGCGCAAGCTGCCGCGCCTGGTCTGGGCGCTGGACAACGAGCCGGGCGCGCACCGCTACACACGCCGCTGGGTCAAGCAGGCCCGCGAGCTGGGCTTTACCTGCGAGGCCGCGCAGATCCCCCAGCGCGACCGCAAAACCGACTGGAATGACTTGCACCAGCGCTGGATGTTCCTGGACGAAGACAAGCGCGGCGAGCAGGTGGAGCGTGAGCTCAAGGAGGCCCGTCACCAAGGCGCGCTGCTGATCGCCGAAAGCGCTGCCGAGAAGGCCGCGCTGATGTTCGAGTGGCGTGAACGGCACGAATTCCACTTTGGCTTCGGCAACCGCATGTACTGGTTCAAGCTGGACCTGGAGAAGCTCAACAAGGCCAAACAGGCCCTGGAGGACAGCGAGCACCACGACGACAAGCTGCTCAACGATCGGCAGATGACCGAGAAGGCGCTGCGCCAGAGTGGGTGCGTGGTGGAAATCGCCAACTGCTACCCCCAGGCCCTGTACTTCCAGCGCAACGAGATCACCGACGAGTCCTGGTACTACTTCCGCGTGGACTTCCCGCACGACGAGCCCACCGTGCGCAACACCTTCACCGGTGGCCAGGTGGCGGCGGCGAGCGAGTTCAAGAAGCGCCTGCTGGGCATGGCCGCCGGCGCGGTGTTCACCGGTACCGGCGCCCAGCTCGACAAGATCATGAAGGACCAGCTCTTCGCGCTGAAAACCGTCAAGACCATCGACTACATCGGCTACAGCAAGGAGCACGGCTGCTACGTGTTCGGCGACCTGGCCGTGCGCGGCGGTGTGGTGGAGCAGGCCAATAGCGAGGATTACTTCGAGTTCAAGCAGCTGCGCCTGAAAACGCTGCAGAAGTCGATCCGCCTGGAAATCGCCCGTACCGACGAGGGCTACCGCCCCGAGTGGCTCGACTGGCTGTGGACGTGCTTCGGCACCCAGGGCATCGTCGCCCTGGCGTACTGGTTCGGCTCGCTGTTCGCCGAGCAGATCCGCGAGGAATACCAGAGCTTCCCCTTCCTGGAAGTGACGGGCGAGGCCGGCGCGGGCAAGTCCACGCTGCTGATGTTCCTCTGGAAACTGTTCGGCCGGCCGGACGAGGAGGGCAAAGACCCCTCGAAAATGTCCAAGGCCGGCCTGCGCCGCTGGATGGGCCAGGTCTCCGGCATGCCGCTGGTACTGCTCGAGGCCGACCGCAGCGACAACGACCGTGGCGCCGCCAAGGCCTACGACTGGGACGAGCTCAAGCCGCTGTTCAACGGCGGCACCCTGGGCGTGACGGGCGTGAAGACCGCCGGTAACGAAACCTACGAGCCACCGTTTCGCGGTGCCATCGTCATCAGCCAGAACGCTACCGTGGCGGCCAGCGAGGCGATCCTCACCCGTATCGTCAAGCTGCACTTCGTGCGGCCCCAAGTCACCACGGCCAGCCGCGCCGCAGCCGACAACCTCAACCACCTGAGCGCGATGAACGTCAGCCACTTCCTGCTGATGGCCACCCGAGCCGAATCCAAGGTGCTGGAAACCTTCCGCGCCCAGGTGAAGGTGCACGAGCAGGCCCTGCGCGAGCTGAAAGAGATCCGCATCGAGCGAATCATCAAGAACCACGCCCAGCTGCTGGCCCTGCTCGATGCGCTGCGCCTGGTGGTGCCGCTGACCGATCGCCAGCACCAGGCCACCCAGCGCGAACTCACGGCCATGGCCCTGGTGCGCCAGAACGCCGTCAACGCCGACCCGGCCGAGGTGGCCGAGTTCTGGGAGGTGTTCGACTACCTGCAGAGCCTCAGCGACGAGCCGGTGGTGGACCACAGCAAAAAGCCGGACCTGATCGCCATCAACCTCAACGAATTCGCCGAGCGCGCCGCCGAGCACAAACAGAAGCTCGCCGACGTCGGCACCTTGCGCAACCTGCTGCCCAACAGCCGCTCGCGCAAATACATCGAGCACAACAAGTCGGTGGACAGCGCCGTGCGCGCCGCCTTCAACCGACGCAACAACACCCTGACCCAGCGCGGCACCACCGTGAAGTGCTGGATTTTCCAGAACCCCGACGCCAAGCGCGGCAACGCTTGATCGGGCAGCAACACCCAACCAAAACCAAGGAGAAGCACCATGCAAAAGCATTTCAACATCACCAATGTCATGCGCGACAAAGTCGCTGACCAGCTCACCCTGCAGGCCGTCGCCCAGCACGGCCCGCGTATCGCCGCTGACCTGGCGGCGCTCAATAAGCAGTTCTGGGCGAATCATCGCGCTGCCGTCGAGGCACTACCGGGGCTGAGCAAGAAGCACTGGCCGGACCTGATTCTGGCGGGAGCGGTGACGGCTACGGCGAGCTGCACGCCTACCTACATGCAGCCGAGAGAGGGCAAGGAGCCGTACGAGCAGAAGCTGGTGGCGGTGTACAAGCTCTACAAGGAGGACGCGCGTAACGCATTGGTGTCTCAGGTGCTGGGATCGACCGAATTCGAGGGCGTCAGCCGCTATCTGGAGCGTGAGCGGTACGAGGGGCATTGGCTCATTGGCTTGAAAAGCCCCACCGGCGGCGTACCGCGCCTGCATTACATGGAGCGCATCACCGACCCAGCGTTGGAGTCGCTTGCGCTACTGATCTGCTCCGACCTCAGCAGCGTGATCGAGGCCGCCGTCGCCTTCCGCGATCAGGCCATGAGCGTGTTGCAGGCCTGCCGCACTTCCCGCCAGGTCGAGGACCTCTTCCCCGAAGCGGCCAAGCTGCTGCCGCAACCGGTGAAAAACACCAAGGCCGTGGCCCCGACCGAGCTGGCGGCGAGCGTGCGCAACATGCTCAGCCAAGGCGTGCCGCCTGTAGCGGCTCAGGCGTGAGGGCTCGATCGATGAACCACTACGACGAAGACGAACCCAGCCTCAGCCTGCGCGAACGGCTGGCCATGACCGGCTGGATCGGCACCGGCCTGGCTGGCCTGCTGACCGCAGCCAACCACCTGCCGGACCTGTTCCTGCTAATCGCACGCTGAAAACAAGAAGGCCCCGGTGAGCGGCAACTCACCAGGGCCAGACCAACCTCAAGGAGAAGCACCATGCAAGTGAATCGACTGAAGGGAGGCGGGGCACAGCTTAACGCCTTGGAACCCCTACGCCCAACCATGGCCAGCCATCCGCTGCCGCCCAGCACCTGCGACATCTGCGGCGAGAACCGAGCCACGCGTAAGCATCAGCTGTGCAGCCGCATCCGCCAGCGCCGCTGGGCAGCCGAGTGGGCTGCCTACCAGGCCGAAGTCGCCGCCAAAAAATCCCCGGAGCGCCGCCGCTATGCCCGTTGAAATCCGCACCCGCTATACCGGCATGACCTACGTGGCCACCGTGCGCGGCGAGAAGAAATCCGCCAGCAACACCATGGGCGCCCGCTGGGCCGCCGAAGCCCTGGCCCGCAAACTCGGCCTGGACCCAACCCTGCTACGCGAAACCCAACGCGACCTGCTGCGCAGCGGCGTGGAGTTGTTTGTGCATCCAGGGGAAGTGCAGACGAAAGAGGTGACGGCATGACCATCACGGCGCCGGTCATTCGCTACCACGGCGGCAAGTTTCGCCTGGCGCCTTGGGTCATCGAGCACTTCCCGCCGCACCAGGTCTACGTCGAATCGTTCGGCGGTGCGGCCGGCGTTCTGATGCAGAAGGTGCGATCGCACGGCGAGGTCTACAACGACCTGGACGGCGACATCGTCAACTTGTTCCGGGTGCTGCAGGACGCGAACACCCGCGCTGCCCTGACCGAGCTGCTGGTTCTTACGCCCTATGCCCGGGACGAGTTCGAGCAGGCCTGGATCTTCACCGATGAGCCAGTCGAGCGCGCACGCCGTACCGTGATCCGTGCGCAGATGGGCTTCGGCTCGGCCGGTGCGAGCAAGGGTACGACGGGCTTTCGCATCGACTGCTACCGGCAGTACGGCACGGCACAACAGCTATGGGCGCGCTACCCCGAACAGTTGGCCACCATCGGCCAGCGGCTCGCCGGCGTGCTGATCGAGAACCGTCCGGCGATCGACATCATGCTCGCGCACGATTCCGCCCTGGCCTTGCACTACGTGGATCCGCCTTACATGCACGACACGCGGGTACGCGGCGCGCAGAAAGGGCGGTACTACCGGCACGAGCTGGACGATGCGCAGCACGCTGAGCTGCTGGCCACCTTGCTCAGGCTGGATGGCATGGTCGTGCTCAGCGGGTATCCAAGCGATCTCTACCACGACACGCTGCAGGGCTGGACGCAGACGTCCACCACGGCCCGCATCAGCGCCGGCCGGGGAGGCGATACGCGAACCGAATGCCTCTGGTTGAGCCCATCCTGCATGGATGCGCTGCATAGCCGAGGACTACCACTCGAGGTGGGCTATGGCTGAACAGAACCAGAGCCAGCACATGCTCGAATGCGAAGCCCGCACCTGGTTGCGCAACGGCTACGACACGCCGGAGCGCATCCAAGAACTCACGCTGACGATCGCCAAAAGGCGCGGCCAGGCCAGCGCCGAGCGCCTGGTCGAGGAAATGCGCCGCCAATGGCGGCGCCGATCGGAGTGGCTCACCTAGAAATCATCACCATCAATTCGAGGCCCGGCGACGGGCCTCACGTCCATGCGGGGGCATAGACTCCCGCCGTTTCCATCAGGTGAACACGACCATGCACGAAGGCGTCGAGGTGCGCGGCAATTCGCTGCGCGTCTATTTCCGGTATCAGGGCGAGCTGTGCCGCGAGCCGTTCCCAGGGGATGCCTCGCCGGCGAACATCGAACAGGCCAGCCGACTGGCAGGGCTGATCCGGCACGAGATCAAGCACGGCACGTTCAGCTATGCCCGGCACTTCCCCAACTCGGTGAAGGTAAAGACCAACACCTTCGGGCACTTCATCGATCTCTGGCTGAACATCAAGCGCAACCAGGTGGCGCCGTCGGGGTTCCGCGTGTACGAGGGGCGGGCTGAGATGCACATCAGGCCGAAATGGGGGCCGCTGCAGGCGGACCAGATCGACCACCTGGACCTGCAGGAATGGGTGCAGACGGAGCTGATGCCGAAGCTGCACAACAAGACCGTCAACGAAATCATCGGCCTGGTGCGCCAGATATTCCGGCTGTACCGAATGCGCAATCGTCAGGCGCATGACCCCACCGAGGGGCTGCGGGTACGGGTACCCGATCGGGACGATCCCGATCCGTTCGATCGACGCGAGATCGAGGCCATTCTGTCGCTGGAGACCAAACGCGCGCAGGAGCGCAATCTGGCGCAGTTCATGATCTGGGCTGGGCCGCGAGTGTCCGAGGCGATATCGCTGGCCTGGGAGGATGTGGTGGACCTGGACAAGGGCATCGTCCGCTTCCAGCGCTCCCAGGTGCGAGGGCATTACAAGGTGACGAAGACACGTCGATCGGTGCGCGAAGTGAAGTTGCTCAAGCCAGCGCGCGAGGCGCTTCAGGCGCAGGCGAAGTTGACCCGCGATCTGAAGCCGGTGGAGGTTGAAGTGACCGAGCGGGACAACAAGACCAAGCGCATGCGACCGCTGCGTTTTGTGTTCCACAACTCAAGCACAGGCGCGGCGCACACCAGCTCGGACATGCTGCTGAAGGGATTCTGGCGGCCCCACCTGAAAGCCGCTGGAGTGCGCTTTCGCGGCCCGAACAACTGCCGGCACACCTTCGCCAGTCAGCTGCTCTCCACAGGCGCGGTGCCGCTGGAGTGGATCGCCGACCAGATGGGGCACACGTCCACCGACATGATCCGCAAGCACTACGGAAAGTGGATCAACGACGACGGACCGGACATGGTCGGCATCCTCGAGCACGCGCTGAAGCTCTGATCCCAACCGAACCACCCAAGGCGGCCTGCGAGCCGCCTTTTTCATGCCTTCTCGCCGGTCACCGACAATGCCGTGTTCCCAAAATGTACCCAAACGGGTGAGCGGGACAGGTGAAGGGCTATTAAATCAGTACCTTAGGTAATTCATGGTGAGAGTTCGAGTCTCTCCGTCCGCACCATTACATGATTTCGAGACCTCTCTGGAGAACTCGAATATCCCTGAAAGCCCCGTAATAGGGGCTTTTTTGTGCCTGGAGTTTCTCTCTGGTACTCGTTAAAGCTTGTGCCAGCGCGAATCCTTAGGTACATAAATGTGTACATCACGAGTTCGAGCTTGGGAGATGTACACATGCCTCTCACGGATACGGCTATTCGACAAGCCAGGCCAAGGGAAAAGGCATACACGCTGGCAGACGCCGACGGGTTAGCGTTATTCATCCATCCGCGTGGCGGTAAGTACTGGCACTTTCGGTACCGGTTGGGCGGGAAGGGCTGCCGCATTTCTCTGGGGACCTATCCCGAAGTTTCCCTCAAGGACGCGCGCCTTCGTCGAGACGACGCCAGACAAAAAGTCGCCGCGGGAATTGATCCGAGGAGCAGCCCAGGCACACCGCCTGCCATCGTGACCTTTCGACAGGTCGCCAACGAGTGGGACACCTTTCGTACACCGCGACTGACCCAGGGCCGCAAGGGCTCGGCGGCACAGGCCAGGCGCTATCTGGACAAGGACATCATTCCGCTGCTTGGCGACATGTCGATTGAGGCGGTTCGACGCACAGACGTGCTGAAGGTCGTGCGGGCGGTCGAAGAGCGGGGTGCGCTGAATGTCGCCGAGAAGATACGAACCTGGCTGCATCAGATATTCCGCTACGCCATGGTTCATGAATATGTGGAGGTCAATCCTGCCACGGACCTGGACATCGTTGCGGCTGAACAGCCTCCGGTCAAACACAATCCCTGGCTCAGACTGGGCGAGCTCGGGGAATTCGTACGCACGCTCAGGGCCTACCATGGCTCGTTGCTGGTGCGGTTGGGGGTGGAGCTGATGTTGCTGACGGGCGTGCGAACCGCCGAGATTCGCCACGCTCGCCATGATCAGTTCGATCTGGATAAGCGCCTATGGTCGATCCCGGCCAGCGAGGTCAAGCAGCTGCGTAAGTTGGTCAGGCTCAAGGGCAGCGAGGTGCCCGACTATCTGGTTCCGCTATCGTCACAAGCCGTCGAAGTGATCCGGGCCATCCAGGTCTTTACCCGCCAGTACGAACTGCTGATTCCCGGTCGTAACGACCCCGCCAAGGTACTGAGCGAGAATACCCTGAATACCGCGATCAAGCGTATGGGGTACGCCAACAGGCTTACCGGCCATGGTATTCGGGCAACCCTGTCTACGGCTTTGTACGAGATGGGTTATCCAAGTCCCTGGATCGAGGCCCAGATCTCGCACGCCGATGAAAACAAGGTGCGGGATGCGTACAACCACGCGCTGTATGTGGATCAGCGCCGAGACATGATGCAGGTCTGGGCTGACTACCTCGACTTCTTGGCTGCTACGACGAAACCCTTCGACTCTCGATCCATGCCTCGATATCTGCCATAG